CCGACCAGGGCTTAGTTTTGAGTCATAACCGAGACTATTCTTCATCATCTCTCACATAGCAAGGAACTCTATCTGGATCTAACCATTTAGTATACTCGAAGTCCTCCATCGCTGTCATCAGTTGCATCTCATTATCGCAGTGATACATATCACGATAGCGACCAGTATAAGAATCTGCTTTTTGAATACGGCAATCAGGTTTACCGTTGATTTCTAGTGTTCCGACCTGCACATAACGATATGGAAACCGCTCCATTAGAACGGTTGGTTTCCTTACGACGTTCATCATGCTTCAACTACCTCAATATCACTAGCGACATATTCCATGAGCATTTCATAATCATCCAGAGGATCACCAGAAAATACTACACCCTCGTTTTCATAGTAGCGACGAACCTTTTTGTAGAGTTTCGGATTCTTTACATCAAGGTAGAACTCGCCATTTGCGGCACTACGAAGAGTTTGAACGTCTTTCTTAAATTTTGCTGTGAGAGTCATTGTTTTGAATGTTGACCTTAGTATTATAAGGGTTTGACTCAGAGAAGTCAATATGGACAGTAGAGTTTCTGTCTTATGCAGGTTGTCGGTTACGATCCGACCTGTGCCGATTTATGAGATCGGTGCTTTCACCAGATAGCTAAACCTGCAAGGTACGAGTGCCTGGATTCGAACCAGGTCAAAGCCGCTAATCTGGCGGAAAAGGTTTATAAGACCTCTCTGACTACCAAGTCTCACTCGCTTGAATCCAAATTTATAATAGCGGATTTGGAACGCTAGGTCAAGAACCTTCTTCGTGGTCGGTGTGTATTCGTATCACATCGTCGTCCACGTTAGATTCTACTGCAAACTTTATGGTTTCGTTGTATGGAACAATCACTGCGTTTCTTTCTCCATCAGTAATAATAAATGATTCACCATTTTCAACTCTTTCTATCAGAGTATCAAAATCTTCTTGAAACTCTTCGACTGTAAACTTTTGGAGATTTGAAAGTTCTGGATACATTTTTATAAAGCGAAGTTTTTATGATCGGGGTGAGAGGGATCGAACCTCTGTCTTCTTGCTCCCAAAGCAAGCCGTCTACCGCTGACTTACACCCCGTCAGCACCGTTATTTAGTTTGGTGTATGATATTATACCCATAATCGGAGCAACCGTCAAGCCTGCTCCACAAAGTCCCAACCATACTGGACTTGCTGCTAAAACTTCTATTAGGTGAAACATTAGTATCCCCTCCAAGTTTTAAATTCGTAGTAAAAGTATTGGTCTACACTAAAATTATCTAACGGGGCATTTTCTTCTCGATGTGCCCATTCAAGACAAAAATCTTTAATTTTATGATCGTTTAATGAATTGTGACCCCACATTCTAACAAAGGAAGATGCAGCAAATTGATACCTCTCCTTAATGTGCGGTTCCATTCCCCTTGTAATCGTTGGAATCATAGTATCCTCCTCGTGTTCCGAAATAGAGTGTTGTCAAAACAAACGGAATTGAAACAAGTAAAAGTGCTTTTGCTAATAACATATTTTTATTGTGGGTATGCGTGTGTGAGACTCCACCAGATCCAGAGTCCCATAATTGATCCGTAAAGAAGTGATGAAAAGAAAAGCGTCTTAAACATCTTTCTCGTCCTCGTAAGTTGATGGTTCTTCAAAGAGTTCGTCTAACTTTTGTTGTAAAACTCTCTCTTGAAGTTCTTGCAAATCTTTTTCTGTTAAAACTATCATTTATCCTTTAATAGTTCTTCTACTCTTTTACGCATATTGGTACTGTCTTGTTTCATATAATCACGTAGAGAATATCCACGTTGATTTCTCATAATACAAGTGCCCTGATAAAACATCGTGGCGGCAAACACCAGTAATAGGACTATGCCTATTATTTCAGAGTAATGTTGAGCCATGGTAGTAATGGTGGAATTTCTCCAATTAATCTCAATAGTCCTTCAGCAAATAAACCAAGAACCACCCAACCGACGCACATACTAATGATAGAAGCATTGCGGTTGTGTCTTCGTATTGCTGCATCGATCATCTCCTGAACTTCTGAACGGGTAACTAATTCTTCTTGTTCATGCATCATTTCTTGTCTCCAAGAAACTCTGCAAGTCGATCTTTTTTTGTTTTTACAATTTCGACTGCTCTTTTATAAAACATATTGTCTGTATTACCAGAAGACTCAAAAGTTGCCTTGATCTTCACCCAATTATCATAGGTGCGTTGATCCATGAGTTTATCCCGTGATATTAATATATAATAATCACAAGTATTTCGTTGTCAAATTATGTGTTCATTACAAGACACTCATTAAGAGATTGTTAAGTTCATATCTGCTATTGAAACGGAAGCGGTAGGATTTGAACCCACGAACGCTATTAACGTTGGTTGTTTTCAAGACAACTGCCATAAACCACTCGGCCACGCTTCCAATATTAGAGGATCAACGAACCTCAAAATCTAAACGCTTTACCTTGCGTTGGCGTCTTGCTTCTTGAAAAGCAAGATCTTGTGAAGAGAGAACATTTGATTTTTGTTCTTTCTGAATAGAATTTAACATAACAATACGAGATAAGTCAACTGCTGAAATCTTATCACCGCGAATTGTTGCCATATTAGGACAACCACACGTTACAGTTTTGGTTGGGTGTCCTGTTAATTCTCTATTACAATCTTTGCATCTTATTGAAATCATTGTCTTTCATCCTAGTCATTGCAAATGCGATCTGAGTTGCCAGATGAATTTACCGTGTGCTTCCATTAAATCTTGAACTAAATTAGAAGTTGCATATTGTTTTTGAGATTCGGATTCTTCCGAAATCTCTTGCATCATTTCACAAAACTTTGTGTTATTATCTAGAAGTTCTTGTAACATTTCTTTTGCTGCTGGCGAACTTGATGTACCTTCAATTTGAGTTACTTCAAGTATTCTAGAAAGAGAACTCAAAGGTTTTATGTTCAAATAACGCATATGTTCTGAAAGACGATCAATCTCTTCAAACATAGTTTCATACTGACCACCAAAGAGTTGATGAAGTTGGGTGAAATCTTCACCAACAACATTCCAATGAAATGCCCAAGTTTTATGGAATAAAACAAAAAGCGATGACTGAGCATCACTTAGTAGTTTATAAAGTCTTTCCATTATACTCTTTTTACTTTTATTTATCAAGTGGGCAATATCGGATTCGAACCAATGACCAACTGCGTGTAAAGCAGCTGCGCTACCGCTGCGCTAATCGCCCATAAGGGGAAGGAGAGCTCTTGGACGAAACCGCAGGATCACTTCCCCAGAGCGAATGACGGGGATCGAACCCGTGACACCAACTTGGAAGGATGGGATGTTACCGCTACACCACATTCGCTTATGAGACAATCATAAACCTTTTGAGTTTGATTGTCAAGTGTCGATGAAAGGACTTGAACCTTCACGGATTTCTCCATATGGGCCTAAACCATACGCGGCTACCAGTTACGCCACATCGACAAGGCGACTCAGGCTGGACTCGAACCAGCGACCGACTGCTTAGAAGGCAGTTGCTCTATCCAACTGAGCTACTGAGTCATGAGTCTATTGTATCAATCCTTAGGGCAATCGTCAACCCACACAGCACAGATTCTCATTTCACCTCCTAATAATCTTTGAGCTTCTGAACCATCTGGAGCTTTCTCGATGAACCTAGGCAAAGGTACTTTAGGTGGTTCTGAGTCTTTTGTCAAGCGTTCATATTCACGAATGGCTTTATCCACATCACGCTCAACTCTTCTATTGATAATGTTAGGGTCTTTAAGCAGCACATCGTTGATTACTGTGCCTGGGAATAAAGACCTCTGAACCTCATCTAGGAGGTCCCAGAGACCCTCTGAGGACACTCCCGTGCATTGGGAGAGAGTTGCTACAATACCACTGAGTATAACGCTTATGAGAATTATTTGATTCTTATCTGGTTTCTTCTTTCCGAAGTTAAAGTTAAACATAAAAAAAGAGGAGTAGCAACACTCCCCTCTATTTATTATTCAGTTGTTATATTCTATTGTATCAAACTTCTACCGTGATCAGTTTGGAAGCATAATCATGAGCATACGAAGTGCGAGCACCATGAATGCCCCAACCAATCCAACTATACGCATAGTCCATGTAGCGGTTAATTGATTTGCCAGGAGTTTTCATCTTCTCCTCAATATCCAACCACTGAACCTCATTTGTTAGATAACGAAGTTGCGTGTCAAGGGATGATGGTGAACCACCATACCTCTTAGCAAAATCACCCAATCCATAATAACGATTGGCAGATGTCCATTGGATCAGTCCGTAGCCGCCGTAGCAACCACCGTAACTGGTCCTACTACCACCCTCACAAATATTAGGAACAAAAGTAGACTCTTGTTTAATATTGCCCATGATGGTAGCAAGGGCGTTTCTGTCTTTTATACCACGATCCTGGAAATATGCCAGGGTAGCATTCTCATTGTCATTACACCCTTTACAAATTAGCCTTTTCTCTTTTGGCTTTTCAGGCGGAGCAACCTCTCTGGTCGCTGTCGGTGTTTCGAACT